GGAAAAGCGACGCTAGAATTCGGTGGAACCGTAAAATTATTTGCCGCCGCAACGTTCATCACGATGAGGTTGTTCGCATCGCCCAAGGTCGCGATATAGCTCGCAGTTTGCGTGCTTCCGGTCGTCGAACCGCCCCCGCCGCCGCCCCCCGCGAGTACAACCCACGCCGTACCAGAGTAGGAATAGAACGCAGCATCAGCGACCGACCAGGCCAGCCATCCCTGCTGCGGAGCGTAGAACTCCCACTCGCCGGAGGGCGCGGCGGGATTGTCGGTCGTCCACACCGCGACGGACTTATCGTGCCCGCTCCAGGCTCCGGTTCCGCCCGTGGCAACGATGTACGCTGCTCCATTCGCTGGCGAGCCTGGAGGCGCAGTAGTTGTTCTGTTTATGACAGAGAGGAACGGCAACTGATCGAGCGCGCGGAACAGAGCCAAGATCGCTGCGTAGTGCCCGTCGCCCTGCAGCCCGTCGATGATCAATCCGAGTTTGGGTCCGAAGCTGATGCTCATTGCTGAATTCCTCCAAGGAACATCCCAAGCGCCATGCCCAGGCCAGTCATCTGGAACGTCAGTGTGCGTGAGTTGCCGACCAGCGCTCCGTTGACCGGGGTGATCACGATAGAAGTGGGCAACCCTCCGTCCGCGTTGTCGAGCAGGCGCTGGACCGCGGTGTAGGTGAAAGTGTTCCCGGTCTGTCCGGTCAGCGTGCGAATCAGAACACCGTTAATGAAGATGGAAATCGTGTAGTTGCCCTCGACGCCGCCAGCGACACTGCCCGCACTCTGACTGAGACCGGCTTGTCCCTGCGTTACCCGGTTGCGGTCAGCCCAGGTCATTACCGCGTCGCCGAAAATCTCTTCGGGATACGAAACGCCGTTAATCAGAACATCGCCGGGCGGGTAAGGGTTCTGCGCGCGGCTCACGGTTGTGAGCGTGACCGCCGTCACCAGCGACGGATCGACCTCTCCGTAATTGTTGACCGGGAGACACTTCACGCTGAGAGACTCATCCGTCGGGAACGGCCCTTGGTTCACCTGGCCCGCGCCCTCGCAGAAAAACCACACCGCAGCGCCGCTCGCGTGATCGGCGGGCACCGTGTCATAGAGGCCGCGCAGGACGCCGCCGAAGTTCACACTTCCGTCCAGATTGAAAGTCGGAGTGGTGAAGGCAAGGATCTCGTTATCGATCACGCAAACGTTCATCCCCTGCAGCCGGAGGGACGGGTCAACCGCGGTGAGCAGGTCGAGATCGACCTGAGGCGCGGCGGCGCAAACAAAGCCCGTGGAGTCGTCCATCGGAGTGCGAGCCGGGTACGCGGATTTAAGCACTCCGTAGGGAGTGAAGGGCTGGTCGTCGTTGCTGTCGACGCCGGAAGAAAGAATGCTGAAGGCTGGCGTGATCGGATCTGCGCGCGCGGCCATCGCCATCACGAAACGACTCGTCGACGGCGCGACCAGCACGTAAGGCATCTCAATCAAGCGCTGCGCGATGGGCGGGTTCGGAGGGCCAACTGGATTGTTCCAGCCGGGGAATGGCGGTGGCAGGTAGCCGGTGCTCGAAATGGCGAAGATGTCCTCGACGCAGCTGATCTCGATCCGCGCATCCTCCAGCGCTCCGTAATTGATTGCGCCGATGCGGACCACCATGTCCACGATGCCGAGCGGGGGATACGATAAACGGAACACTCCGCCCATGCGAAACTTCCACGCCTTTCGGTTGGCTATCACCTTCAGCTGCGCAAGCGGGTAAGTGTGCGTCTTCAATTCCCGTGTCGCAGCGAACTGGGCAGTGGAGCTATTGGTGAATCCGGAGAACTCGAACGTGCCGCTGCCCACCATTCCGCGCACTGCGTGGTTCGCGGACTCGTGCGCCTGCACCACACGCTCAGTGAAGAACAGGCTGCGGTCGATGTACTTCACCTTCACTTCATTCAACGTCTCTTCCCAGGAGATGCGGGACATCTCAGGCGGCTCCAGGATGTCGGCTTGGTCCAGAGTCGGAAGAGTGGTGGGGTCGTAATCGAAGCGCACCAGCGTGAGCGTCCACAGTCCAGTCGCGGGATCGGTAAACAGAACGCCGTCGATGTGGCGCAGAATCTCGCTGATCGTCTGATCGCCCCCGGTCTCGGTGTCGGTCTGCGTGCTCATGCCCATCCCTTCCGTGAAGAGAGTGGCTGCGGCTGCGATGAAGCTGGCTGAATCGAAACGCACGGTCGGGACGCCAAGCCCATAGACGGTATTCGTCATCCAGTCCCAGATCATCCACGCGGGGTTGGCGTCGCCGTTAATGTTGCCGTTTCCCTGTGCGAGCGGATCGGGGCATCGCTGAATCGCGAAGGCCATGTCGTTCGTGGTGGTCTGAGTGCCGATGTAGCACTGGCGCATCACAAAGTGGCAGAGGCCCAGGTAGGCCGGGGCCGGGTTCGCATCAGGAAGCTTTATTCCCAGATACGGATCGGGGAGCGAAGTCTGGAGCCCGCGATATAGCTGAGCGCTGCCCGCGATGCCGCCTCCGGAGAGATCCCCTCCGAATAGCTTGTTGCTGTTCATCTCGATATCGATGTAGTTCTCATCCGCGCCGTTGAGGACCACTCTCTGGGTGTAGGTCACAGCCTTGAGGCTTGCGAAGATGCCGGAGGGCACCACCGTATCGAAAACAAACTGGTCGCCGGTCTGGAACGGAATTGTCGGGCCTGCCACGACGGTAAAAGCGATCTGCGAGTGGGAGTAGGGCACGCCCACCGTCGCATCCGATCCCGCTCCATCAATCGAACCGACCACGGTAAACTTGGTGGTGTCAATCCTGCAGGTGAGAGTCCAGGTCTGAGGGTGCGCGTTCGGAGGAATTGAAACTCCCACCACCTGGCCGTCGCCTACGTGGGCTCCGGTCTGGTTATTCACGTAGCCCTGAGCGACTAGCGCATCGACCGGCCCGTGGCAGAGCACCAGCTGCATGCCCATGAAATATTTGTAACCAACCGTTTTCTTGAAGACGCCCAGGATGCCGCCCTGACGGATGCGGGTGACCTTGAGGTCGCCGTACCACGTGACGTTCGGACCTTTCACCAGGACTGTTCCGAAAACCACCGGGATCACCCGGCCCTCTTCCGCCGTTGGCTCCGTGAAGTCGCCCAGCGCGCTCGCAATCCCTGCGGGATTCTTGGCGAGCATCGCCGTGAGCACGGTGGATGCGACCAGCAGGACAAGCTCGATGATTAGCCAGAAGACCATAACGCGCCTCAGTAAAAGGGGTTTTTGAAAGGGTTCCTCGTAGGTATCCACTGGAAGCCCAGAAAGTTTTTGCCGTTGCTGAACTTTGCGACGCAGGTGTGGAAGTCGCGCATGCACCCGGCATAAAGATTCACCTGCGAGCCCACCTCCACTCCAAACAGCGCCGCGAGCAACGTGAGTGTCGTGCCGTTGTGCAGCAAAACCATCCGGCGCTGCTCGCCGATCTCGACGTATCCCGCGGTGAACCAATTGTCAGGTTTCGTCGCCGCCGCTGCGACGGTTAGGATCATGCCGGTGGGATCGAGAGCGCTTACCGTGCCAGGCACCAGGAACAGAGCCTTGTCGATAGTGCAGCCCGCGTCGTAGAGGAAGTGATTGCAGGGAGCCTGGAACTTGACCGCTGGAATGTTGTTCTTGAGGAAGTCGCTCTCGGGGATGCAGCTCAACTCCCCAAAGTCGCCGAACCGATTGATGGTCACGCGCCCGGTGAAATTCACCACGACATCGGAGTCCCCGCCGTGCCCCCGGTAGATCACCACGAACAGCGGCGTCGACGGACAGAAAGAGACGAACTGCTGTGGAACCGGGTTCTCTTTCGGCAATGTGACGCGCACCGTTCCTGACTTCGCTTCTGACGTCTGGTTCGTTGGCGTGCGCTTGATCACCTCCGGGGTGTAGAGATTGCCCAGGTAGGTGATCGGCTGATCGCCGCTGGTGAAATACCATGCCTGGTCCGCGGTGGAGAACGCGTACAACTCGAACGGTTGACTCCCGTAGGGACTGGTCTCGATGGAATCGTAGCTCATGCTGGAGTGTCTCCGGGCAGCGATTGAATTTGCAGCGTCGCCTCCACCACGCACGTCGTCTCCCATCGGAACTCGGGAGTCTCGTCGACCGCGAGCCGTGAGCACGGCAGAAACGAAATCAGAACAGTACTCGGATCGATATTGCTTTCAAGTGGGTGCTCCAGGCCAAGCGATTCGAGTCCGCCTCCGACCTCCGCTGAGGTGATCACGCGGTGATAGAGAATGGCGGAGGCATCGAGGAAAATAATCGCCAGGTCGCGGCGGGCCACGCTTGGAAACTGGAACCGGGTGTAGCCAGTGTTCACGATGGAGATCCCAGTCCCTCCCGCAGAGGCCGCCGCGTTGAGCACCAGGTCCGCCTGCCACGTCGGAAACCAGAACGGATTCAGCCTGCCCTTGCGGTTGCTGAGAAAAGTCAGAAAGTTTGAGATCTCCGCGCGGCTCTGCAGCATAAAAGGCACGGCCTTGGCATCGAGCGTCGCCACTCCGGAGCGGTCGATCACCAGGAGCGCTCCCGGCCCAGGATCGAGCCTCTGCAACGAGCGCCGGTACGCGGTGTCATTCGCGTACGCCGCGTTTGGCTCCAGGTCCAGGACGTCCAAGCTGCGGTATTGAGTCGAGGGGAAGGCCATTCAGACCACCTCGCATTCAAAAGTCAGTTCCACTTCAGCGACGCGGCTGGTGGTGCGTTTGATGTCTTGAAGATCGGCGAGCCTCCCGCGGCGCACTGGAACGCAGAGAGAGTTTCCATCCGCCGCGTAAGCGTTGGCGATGCCGCTCGCCACTACCTGCACGCCGCCCGTCACCAGCGACACGATGTTGATCGCCTCATAAGTAAAGGGATTGCGCCAAACCATCATGAGTCCACCAGCCACGAATCCGCGGTTGCTCGTATCGAGTAGCAGAACGGTGTCGCCCGGCGACGCGGGACCCGTTAGGGGATGAGCGTCGGGCCAGAACGGGACACCGTACACCTGGTCCTGCCATCCCCACAGCAGAGCATCCAGGAGAGCCTTGCTGAGGCGATCTGGGGTGACGCGAAACTTGACCTTGCTGCGCGGGAGCGTCCGCAGCTGTGCGCGTTGCTCGCTGTCGTCAAGCGCCTTCAGGACGCCGGTCATCCAGATCTGAGGCCACTCGGTGATTCCGTCCGGGTCCCAATTCGGCTCGATGGTCATGACAGCAAGCCTGTTCCCAGTGACCACCAGCGTCGTGCCATCCTGCCCAGGGAAAACGAAGTCGATGCTGTCGGCGATGATCGGATCGCCCACGGTCGGGTAAACCACGTTCTGCGCAATGAATCCGAGCGGCGCAAAGCCGAGCGGAAGCGTGGGAGGGGTCACCTGCGCGGAGCCAGGTCCGCTTATGACCACAGAGGTCAGAAACTTTTCGACATTGCGGTAGGTGTTCCACAGATCGACCGCGATGGTGCGCTGCGTGAGCACCGGACCCAGGGCCACCGTCTGCGGCACTATCAGTACGCGCTCGAATAAGCAGGAGCCTCCGAACATCTCTACCATGAGGCCGGCTCGATTCGTGCGCGCCGGTGCCGCTGGGCTGCCGATGGACTTTGGCGCGCTGAACTCCGCGCTGCGAACGGAGAGCTGCTGCGGCGTGGCGGTCGCGTGATTGAACGCGAGGTGCGTGGCCTCTATCTGAACCATCGGGGTCTCGATCTGGGCTGTGAAGGTTGCCATCTACGTTTTCTTAATCGCGAAGCCAGGTGTTTCTGGACCAGAGATGTTCCCGCCGAAAATCATGTAGTTGTCGGCGCCAATCGAGTACACCGTCCCGGATGAAAAATTCCCATAGGTCGCGGCATTGGTCGCAAACACGTTGGGCACGGTGCCCAGCAGCGAATAGCCGCCGCCGTCGCGGTGAGCGTAAATGTCGACGGGCACCAGGTTCGCCTGGGCGTTCAGATTCGAAAAGGACCGGCGCACCAGCTGGTAGACGGAAGGAAGATCCTGAGGCGGGTTTACGGTCTCGGCAATTCCGCTGCTGCAGAGCTTGCCGTAGTTGGCTTCCTGTGTTCCGAAATTCGCAACCCACGCTCCGGTATAGCTGTCGACATCGGCACGCACAAAGCCAGTCGCGTCTTGGTCGGACCAGCCGTAGCAGGAGAACGGGCATCCTCCCGTGTTCACTTGCTGTGAGCTGGCGAAGAAAACACCGACGCTGCCAAAGAAGTACTGCCCCCCCGTCCAGGCCCCTCCGGTCTTCGTGAGCGATGGCCCCCATCCGCACACGCCGAAATTCAGCGGGGAGCGCTCCAAAACTACGACGACGCTGTCGTTAGTGGAAAAAAAATGATAGCGCGTGAAGGGAGCCATGCTGAACGGCGCGGACCCCGCACTCTTGGTGTTGATGCCCATCACCCCAAGTGGGTAGTAGACGCTGCTCGATAAAAATGTGGGCACTCCGGCTTGGTCGTACCAGTTGTTCGTTCCGTTAAATCCGGTTCCCAAGCTCAAGCCCAGGCCGTCATAGAATCCACTCGTCAGTCCGGGCGGCCAAGTGGTGATCCCGGTCTCTCCGCGCATGGCCCGCAGATTTACATAAAGCCCGCTCTTGTGTAGGTGAGCGCGCCAGCCCGCACCCTCCGCCGCGCTGAGGTCTGTCGTCCAGCCCAGCCCGGCCAGGAACGCGACCAGTTGCTGCAGCAGATCGATCTCGTCAGTGGGAACGCCGGTTTGATAGGACATGTGCTCCTCCTCAGGAGAGCTTCAGCGCGAAATAGTCCGTCGTCGTCGTGCGAAACGTGTCCTGCACCACCAGCCACTGCAGGCCGTTGATGGTGCCCGTGTTTTCCGAAACTTGGTTGTATCCCGTGATGCCCGCGACTCCGTCTAACTCCCCGTAAGTGTTCCGCATATTGAGCGCCGTCCCACTATCGTCGTAAGTGAGCAGGATCGGCATCAGGAAATAGCTGCCGTCCAAATTCGCGCGCAAGTTGTTCATGATCCCGACGTAGGGCCAGATCTTCCCGCCCGCCCCCGTGCCGTTGAAGGAATTGAAATCGAACCCCTTCCACGTGCCGTCCGGCGCGCGAAGCCGCATCTCCGCAGCATTGTCCGCGCCACTCGCGTTGTACGAGATCGGGAACGCGTGCATCTCGTTGCCGGAGTAGCTCCAGCGCCAGCGCGGATCATTCACCGCAGGAATGTAACTTCCCCAGCACATCGAACCTCCGATGGCGAGCGGATAGGGAAACTGAGTCGGGCTAGCATAGGCATTGATGAAGCCCAAGTACGCGCTCTGGTAGGTCGTGCTCACTTTCGCCACGATGACCACGCGCCGTCCGTTGGCGCAAAACCAGAACGGCATGCTGCCCACGCGGAGCAACGGAAGATGCTCGTCTGTCATGCCGCTCGGCTGATGCGTGAAGTCCTGTCCCGCGTCGAACCCGAACGCACCCAGCAGCTGCAAGTTGTCGTAATCTCCAGCCACGCTGGTGTAGCGAAGGACGCCCACGATGATGTTAGCCAGCCCGTCGTTGCCAGGCGCGCTCCAAATATAGTTCTGCCCAGCGCTCGTGCGGAGCGTCGTCCACGGTAGCGTCATCACGAACGAGATGGTGTCGGCTGCAACCCAGGCCGTTCCTCCAGCCACGATGGTGAAATCGGCCACGGAGCAGGTGAACGCAGTGCCCACCACAGCGGTGCCCAGAGCGCCGGACACGCTGCCGACCACTGTGAAGTGCGTCGCATCGGTCGCGGTGCAGGTGATCGTTTCGTTTACCGTGCTGGCTGTTCCGATAAGGTTGGTGAGCGTTCCGTTTCCGGTGCCGGTGTACTGCGGATCGAGCGCGTGGCCGAGTCTTAAGAACGCATCCAGCTGCGTGATCAGATCGCCCACATCCGTCGCTGTTCCGGTTATGAAAGACATACCCCTCCTACTTTCCCAGCGCGGCGTTCGCCGCTTTCCGGTTGTCGCTGAGGTGTCGAACGATCACGCGTCCGAAATTCGGGTGCGCCTCTAGGCTCTTGATCACCAGGCCGTAATCGAGACCCACGGTGAGCGCTGCGCTTCCGGTCTTTCCGCCCAGGACGTAGCCGCCTGAAGTAACCTCGCCGCCCTGAGCGAAGCCCGGACCTCGGGATCGCGCCAGGCGCGGAGTGACCAGTCCGGAGTTGATGGTCTGCAACAACTCGCGAATGCCCGGCTGCTTCACGGCTGCGGCTCGCACCACGTACTCGCCGGTGGATGCCCAAATCGGAACGCTGTCACTGGTGCCGGTGCCAGGGCCGTGGATCTCTCCCCCGGCTGCTTTTCCAGATCCAAACATCCCACTAAGAAATCCGAGAGCGCCTCCGCTGCCG